AGACCAGCAATTCTTAGTTGATCAGTTTAAGGAGGATGTACATAAACCTGAATTTAGTCAGTTCCCTCTTAAGGTATTCTTTATTGATATTGAGACCTACTCTCCAGGAGCCTTCCCTATACCAAAGTACGCTAAAGACCCAGTTAATCTTATAACAGTACTAGACACACTTAGCGGTAAAATACATACTTGGGGTCTAAGACAGGACTATAAACCTAAGCTTGACAATGTCACATATTATTGTTGTAAGACAGAAGGAGAGCTATTTGAGAGGTTTGTTAATTTCTGGAAAAAAGACCCTCCTGATATTTTAACAGGCTGGAATACTGAGCAATTCGATATTCCTTATATTATTAATCGTGCTAAGAACTTGCTTGGAGAAGACTTTATTAAACAGCTCTCTCCAGTAGGTCAGGTACACTATAGAGAAAACTTCGCTAAGTTTGGTAAAGAAATGGGTAGGTGGTATATTTCTGGTGTTAGCTGTTTAGATTACATGGAAATTTACAAGACATATTCTAAGGGTGATAGAGAGTCTTTCTCTCTTAACTATATTTGTGAATACGAGCTTGGTGAAGGTAAACTTGCTATTAATGCTACAAACCTTTCTTCCCTATCTGAAACAGACTGGGAAAACTTTGTAGATTATAATATTCAAGACGTTGATCTACTTCGTAAGTTAGAAGAGAAGCTAAACTACCTAAAAATTATTCGTTTGTTGTCTTATAAAGGCTGTACTAACTTTGAAAGAGCATTAGGAAAGGTATCTATTGTAACCGGAGCTATGACGCTTCAGGCACAAAAACAGGGATACGTTATACCTACTTTTAAAAACGAAACTACCCGAGAATCTTTAGAGGGGGGTTATGTAAGAGAACCTGAAAGAGGTCTAAAGGAAGCTATTGTATCCTTTGACGTTAACTCTCTATACCCTAATACCATTATTACTCTCAATATTGGATCTGAGACTAAGCTTGGTAAAATTGTTACTGGAGACCCTGAGTACGATAAAGAGGTTGAAATTAAACTCGAGTCTGGTGGTATGTTTAAAGTAACTACTGCTAAACTAAAGAAGTTCTTGACTGATGAAAACGTTGCTCTATCAAAGGCTGGTGTTTTATATTCTCAAAAGTTCAAAGGGGTTTGTCCGAATTTGATTAATAGTATTTACGATGAGCGAGTTTATGCCCGTAATGAAATGCTTAAACTAAAAAAGACAAAGCAGAAGGACAAAGAGACTGTTAGTAAAATTCAATACTTTGATACCCTTCAATACACGTTAAAGATTCTTCTCAATTCTATCTACGGCACGTTTGCTAATAAGCACTCGGCCTTTATGGATATTGATAACGCTTCATCTATCACCCTAACTGGTCAAGCTGTTGCTAAAGCAGGTGGTGCTATTATTAATGCTTGGGCTAAAGATAAGTTTGGAGTTACTGAGTCTCTCATCTTAGCTGGAGATACTGACTCTTTATATACTACTATTCAGCCTATTCTTAATAAACTTAAACTACCACTTGTTAAGGACGGCAATATTACAACCGAAGTCCATAAGATCGTAGATGCGATGGAAAAGCATCTCAATACCGAGATTATTAACTGGGCTAAGGCTGATCTTAATTCTGCTGACCCTCGTTTTGTTTTTAAACGAGAAGCTATTGCTGATGTAGGTTCATTCTTAATGAAGAAGCGTTATATTCTTCATATTTTGGATGAAGAAGGGGTTCCTACCAATAAATTTAAATACGTAGGTGTTGAACTGGCTCGTTCAACAACCCCTAAGGAAGTTAAGGCCTTGATTAAGAAAACTATTGATACAGCGTTCTTAACCAAAGATGTTAAAAAGACTAACGAGGTCTTCCGAGAAGCTTATGATCACTTTAAAACTCTTGATATCTCTGAAGCGGCCTTTCGTAAAGCTGCTAAAGAGCTTGAGAAGTATTCTGCAGATGCCTCTTTACATAAATTTAATAAAGGCACACCCTGCCATGTTAAAGCTGCTTTGGCTTACAACTTTCTTCTCGAGAAAATGAATATACAGAAAAGATATGAGAAGATTACTTCCGGACAAAAAATTAAGTTCTTCTATGCAATGAAAAACCCTTATGGTTTAGATGCCGTAGGGTTTAGTAGTGAGTACCCGAAGGAGTTTCACGAGATTAAGATTGACTACGACAAGATGTTTGGTAAGATTGTTGTGCCACCTATTGAAGCAGTTTATGATGCAATTGGATGGAGAATACCTCAGATTGGTAAAGAAGTTCAAACAGATTTATTTGATTTATTTGGAGATTAATTTATACTTTTAACCATGCTTATTTCACATGAAACACCTGTCTCGTTGTTGCCTTATTCCTGGGGATACAATGATTATGATTACTGCTTAGTACATTTGTTACCTGAGAATCAAAAGTACAAAGACTTTTACTTTAAGTCTGTAGAGTATGGACGTAGAGTTCTACTTGATAATTCTATCTTTGAATTAGGTACATCCTTTGATCCTGAGCAATTTGCTTACTGGGTCAAAGAGCTTAAACCCTTTGAGTATGTTATACCTGATGTCTTAGAAGATACTGAAGGTACTTGTGTATCTATGGATAACTTCCTATCGAAGTATTCAGATCTACCCGGTCGCAAGATTGGTGTAGTACAAGGAAAGACTTATCAAGAGCTTGTTGATTGTTATGACCATATTGCACCTAAAGTTGATAAGATTGCTATCTCTTTTGACTACTCCTACTATTTAGAACATTGGTCAACTACCGAAATTGAGGTGCCTAGTTTTGTTAAACAACAAGAAGAAAACAAATGGCTCAAATATGCTGTAGGGAGAGCTCTATTGCTCGACAATCTTTATAATGATGATGTACTTGATATCAAAAAACCACATCATCTTTTAGGTGCATCTGTGCCTTGGGAGTTTTCATTATATTCCTTGAACGATTTGTCTGAATACATCGAGACAATTGATACATCGAATCCAATTGTAGCAGGTATCTTAGGAAAGAAATATGAGCCTGAATATGGCTTGTCAGAGAAGTGGTCAGTGAAGCTTGTTGACTTTATTGATGCTGAGTTAACAGAGCAGCAAATTACTGATTCGTTTTGGAACATTACTCAATTTAAAAAGCTATGTCAATAAAAAGACCTTGGGTTACTTTATTTTCTCAGACAGGTTCCGAAATTTACAAGATATCTAAAAAACTTGAACGAGTTCCTGATATTATTGTAACTAATAAACCAAAAGATAAAATTCTAGAAATTAACCCTAACCTATTTGATGAGTATCTAGATAAGTTTGTTTGGTTACCTAAAAAGCCAACCGTAGAAGATTACAAACAAGCTATTCCAGAAGGAGCTTTAGTAACTCTTCACGGGTGGTTAAGAATTATACCGCCTGAAGTATGCAGGCTGTTTGAGATTTATAATTTACATCCAGCACCTATACATCTTGAAGGTTATGAAAAATACAAAGGAAAAGATCCTCAAGTCAGAATCTTCGAAGATAAGGCAACGTATTCTGGAAACGTAATTCATGAATGTATCCCGGAACTAGATGCCGGAAAAATATTAGCTAAAAATGAGTTTGATGTATCTGGCTTTGATTTAGATATGGTGTTTAAATTAACTCATGCAAAAGCTTCTGAACTTTGGAGTAGCTTTTTGCAAGATAGAGTGTAATATAGATAGCTATGAGAGTTTCATTTACAGGTGCTCAGAGTACTGGTAAGACTACTTTACTCAATAAGTGTAAAGAAAAGTACAAAGACTACAAATTTGTAGATGAGGTTACAAGATATGTTCGTAAGACATATGATGTTAAGATCAATGAGATTGGTGGAACTGAAACTCAACTGTATATCTTAGCAGAACATATTAAGAATCATTTAAAGCCGGATGAAAATTTAATACTTGATCGTTGTATATTAGATGGTTATGTTTATACAAAGTATCAAGTTGTGAATGGCAAAGTTTCAGAACAAGTCTTACATGCTTTTAATGGGGTATTTACTGTTTTATTTGATAAATTAGATTATATTTTTTATACTGATCCGTCTGATGTAAAATTAGTTGATGATGGTGAACGTTCAGTGGATTATAAATTTAGAGATGATATAATTTTTCTGTTTGAAGATCTAATTACCTACAAAATGTCTCCGAAGAATAGAGAGAAAGTAATTCGTCTCAGCGGTACTGTAGAAGAAAGAATGAAAACTATAGAAGAATATTTAAAATAATGAATACAAACCTAAACGATATTGCCTCTAAGACCTTAGGGTCTTCAGCCTCATACGCCATCTATACAGACCGTCATGATGCTTCACTTCTTAACCCAATGCCTCGAAAGCTAGCTCGCGAAGGATGGGGTATTAAAGGTGATGAATTTATAGGCTGGGATACATGGCACTGTCATGAAGCAACCTTTCTTCTTGATAATGGTGCACCAATTGCTGGAACATTAAAGTATGTTTACTCTTCTGATTCAAAGTATATGGTAGAATCTAAGTCTGCTAAACTATATCTTAACACTTTTGATATGTGTAAGATGGGTCAAACTATAGATACAGCAATTCAAAATTACGAACTACAAGTTAAAGCAGATTTAGAAAAAGTTTTAGAAACAGAAGTATCTGTTAAATTCTTTAAGTC